GTAATATGGGAAAACAATGAGTATTAGCAAACCTGCAACAAGAGAAGAATTCAAAGAATTTTGTCTGAGGAGACTCGGCGCACCTTTATTAGAGATAAATGTGGCTGACGAACAGGTCGAAGATTGTGTGGAAATTGCGTTAGAATACTATCACGACTATCACTTTGACGGCACACGAAAGATTTTCTTATCTAGGCAAATTACAGCTGACGATATTACCAACAAATACTTGACATTACCCGAAAACATTATTGGTGTGACTAATGTTTTGCCTATCGGAAGTTCATTTTCCAGCAATAATATGTTCAACATAAGATATCAAATGTCATTAAATGATATGTTTGCATTTAATTACGGGCCCGCCGCCAACTTTTATATGTCCATGCAAAACATTTCTTTGATGGAAGAGATTTTTGTTGGTATGCAGGGGTTAAGATTTAATAGACACACAGACAAAGTTTACATTGACACAGATTGGGAAGCCAGATTGAGTGTTGGTGAGTATATTGTCCTAGAATGTTATGAAATAGTAGACCCAGAAACATATACAGATGTCTGGAATGACCGTTGGTTGAAAAGATACGCAACATCACACATTAAAAAACAATGGGGTGAGAACTTGAAAAAGTTCGACGGAATTCAAATGCCGGGCCAAGTTGTGTTCAACGGGCAAAAAATTTGGGATGAAGCTTCAGAAGAACTGACAAGATTAGAAGAAGAAATGAACTCATCATACTCATTGCCTGTTAACGATATGGTGGGGTAACCTAATGGCCCGCAATGCATTCTTTAATCAATACTCGGCTGTTGCTCAAGAACAGAACTTAGTAGAAGATTTAATCATAGAAGCTATCCGTATCTATGGTATCGATACATACTATTTGCCAAGAACACACATCAACTTAGATTATCTGTATACAGAAGACACTCTGACAAAGTTTGATGATGCTCTTGAGATGGAAATGTATATTAAGACTTATGATGGGTTTGTTGGTCAACAAGAATTCTTATCAAAGTTTGGGTTGCAGGTAGACGAATCCATAACATTTACTTTAGCACAAAAAAGATTTACGCAATCTCTAACCGAATCTATTCTGACAGAGTATAATCATAACATAATTTTAGAGAACGGCGACGATTTAATTAAAGAACAGACGTATGATTATTCTGAAATCACACGGCCTCGGGAAGGTGATTTAATTTATTTGCCGGTCGCTGGATTTATGTATGAAATTAAATATGTCGATAAAGTCGAAAGTTTTTTCCAGTTGGGCAAACTTTACACATACGAAATCAAAGCTGATCGTTATGAGTATTCTAGTGAGGTTATTGATACTGATGTTGCGGAAATTGATGATATTGAAACAGATTTGAGTGCCGACACATCTATCAACCCATTGGTGGAAGACGCTGATGTGACAGCTGACAATGCGTTTATCGAAAGCAGAATAACCGATGATGATATTCTTGATCTTTCTGAATCAAATCCACTTGGGAATTAAACTATGATATTCGGACACGATTTTTACCACGGAACTATGCGCAGATATATTATCATGTTTGGTAATATATTCAATGAAATGCAAGTCAAACGATATGACTCACTTGGTGTTTTGTCGCAGACTATTAATGTTCCAATTTCATATGGACCTAAACAGAAACAAATCGAAAGAGTTTTAGCTGATCCATCTATTGACCGGCCGGTTTCTACTATTTTGCCTAGGATTGGGTTCGCTATGACAAGTATGGGGTATAACCCAGCAAGGAAATTAAATTCTTTTTCAAAGTTTAATGGCACATTAGATCCAAACACTAAAACATTCCCATCAACTTATGCGCCAGTCCCATACGATTTCAATTTTACTCTTAGCATTTTAACAAAAAACGCTGAAGACGGAACGCAGTTGGTTGAACAAATTGTTCCATTCTTTATGCCCGATTTTACTGTAACGATGAAGGTGTTACCGGACATTAATGCGACATTAGATATTCCAATAGAACTTGGCAATGTTACTTCGGACGATACTTACGAAGGTGATTATCAGTCAAACAGGATTCTTACTTGGGATTTAGATTTCACCGTAAAGGGATACTTATTTGGCCCAGTATCAACCCAAAAATATGTAACGTCTGCTGAGGTAGCTTACTTCACTTATGATTTTGTTGACTCTTATACAGACGGTGACGAAGAATCTAAATATACATATACAGGAGATAACTCCTTTAACATAACTGAGACGGTATCGTAATGAAAAAAACTGTAGATGAAAAACTTAATGATATATTGGAAATTGATACATCTAATGATAGGCTACACGGTCATTCTACAGTATCGGCAAGCGAATGGCAAGCAGGAAATCAAAATATTATTGAAGTTGAACCGGTAGAACAACCAAAAACTGTTTCTAAAGAGATTTCTAACGTCGAAGACGATTATGAATATGCTCGGAATAACTTAAAGGGTTTAATTGAGAATGGCAAGTCCGTAATCGAAAACATTATGTACCTTGCAAAAGAAGGTGAGAGTCCTAGAGCATATGAAGTGGCTGGACAATTGATTAAAACAATCGCCGACACGAACAAAGATTTGTTGGATTTATCAAAGAAAGTGAAAGATGTCAAAAAAGATACGGAAGTCGCAGAAAAATCTGGGGTCACCAATGTTAATAACACACTTTTCGTAGGAAGCACAGCAGAACTTCAAAAATTAATCGGTAACTAAAATGGCAACGACACAATATTTGGGTAACCAAAATTTGAAAGCTGCTGGTGTTGCGGTTAGTTTCACTAAGGAACAGATCGAAGAGTATATAAAATGTTCTAAAGACCCCATCTATTTCATTATAAATTATTGCAAAATCGTAACCCTTGATAATGGTTTGCAACCATTTGACTTGTACGAATGTCAGAAAAATAAAATAAATGTAATTAACGACAATCGCCGCATCATTTTAATGGAAGGTCGCCAACAAGGCAAGACCACCACATCAGCTGCATATATTCTATGGTATACAATGTTTTCTCCAAGCAGAACTGTTGCCATTTTGGCTAACAAAGCTGCGGCTGCCAGAGAAGTGTTGTCACGATTCCAAGTAATGTACGAACATTTACCTGTATGGTTACAACAGGGTGTTACGACTTGGAACAAAGGAGACATCGAATTAGAGAATGGATCTAAGGTATTCACCGCCGCAACATCATCCAGTGCAATTCGTGGTCGATCCGTTAATATGTTGTATGTGGATGAGGCAGCAATTATTCCAAACACCGTCGCAGAAGACTTCTTTACTTCAGTATATCCCACAATTTCTGCTGGTCAAACTACTAAAATTCTTTTGTCGTCCACTCCGTTAGGTTACAACCACTTTTGGAAATTTTGGAATGATGCAGAGAATGATCGAAACGGATTTGTAAATCTTTTCATACCATACTGGGAAATTCCAGGCCGCGATGAAAATTGGGCAAGAGAACAACAACGATTACTGGGTGATCTGAAATATAACCAAGAAGTTTTGTGTAAATTTCTGGGTTCGAGTTTAACGCTGATTAATTCTGATATCATTGGTTCGATGTCTGCAATACCTCCATTATCGCATCAAGATGGTTTGGATACATATGAAGAACCACATCCAGACCATACCTATGTTATTGTTGCTGATACAGCTAAAGGGGTTGGTGGAGACCACTCAGCATTCACTCTGGTAGATATCACTGAGGTTCCTTTCAAAATATCTGTGAAATACAGGAACAACAGAATCAGCCCGATGTTATATCCATCAGTAATTCATAATTTAGCAAAAAAATATAATGAAGCATTTGTATTAATTGAGATTAACTCATCAGAGCAAGTTGCGCATATACTATATAATGAGTATGAGTATGAAAATCTTTTGTTTGTAAATCGAAGTAGTCGAGGGCAAAAACTATCTAGTGGGTTTGGTAGTTCTGGAACTCAACAGATGGGAATACAAACTGACAAAAAGATTAAAAGGATTGGTTGTTCCACATTCAAATCCTTGGTGGAAGAAAAAAAACTTATAATAACAGACGCCGAAATCATTTCAGAAATATCAACATTCATACAATCAAAAGGTAGTTTTGCAGCTGACGATGGATATCATGACGATCTTGTTATGACATTAGTTTTGTTTTCTTGGTTGTTCTCCGATCCATTCTTTAAAGACTTGACAAATATAAACATTCGACATGAAATGTACAAAAACCAAATAGATATGATTGAACAAAATGTTGCGCCCTTTGGTATTATAAATACGGGAATGGAAGAAGAGACATACACGGACAATGCCGGACAAAGCTGGGAAATTGTCAATGACAATCCAAAATACGAATTTTTATAAATAAATGGTAACATCAAAATGATTTTGAGCATTTCGACTATAAAATCTTAACGAAGGAGAAAAAACAATGGCAATTAACCTACAATCACCCGGCATTAAATTGACCGAATCGGATCAGGTAGCCTCAGTCGGATCTATCGGCACTTCGACAGCAGCGGCTGTTGGTGCTTTTAGTTGGGGTCCAATTGACGAAGCGACTTTGGTCAATAGTGAAACAGACTTGCTTTCTAAATTTGGCAAGCCCTCATTAACAAATAACGTAGACTTTTTATCTGCATCAAGTTATCTTGCATACTCAGCGTCACAGTACGTTGTACGTGTTGCTGGTACTGGTGTTTTAAACGCGGATTCTGCTGGATCCGGTACTCTTATAAAGAACGATGATGCATATCTTTCTGCAACCTTAACTAGTTCCGGCCACTGGATTGCAAAACACGCTGGTGTTTTGGGTAACTCACTTAAAGTTGTGATTTGCGAAAATTCTACTGGTTTCGCTGACCCAACTTTCTCAGATTTTAAAGGTTTCTTTGATGTTGCGCCTGGAACTTCTGATTTTGTTGCCGCCCTCGGCGGATCAAATGACGAACTTCACGTTGCAGTTATCGACGAAGACGGAAAGATCACTGGTGTGCCTGGCACACTTCTTGAGAAGTTCGAATCCGTATCTAAAGCTTCTGACGCTCGCAAGATCGACGGTGGAACAAACTACTACAAGAACGTAATCAACAACACTTCACAGTATATTCGTTGGGCTAATCACGTAGAAACTAATACCAGAAATGCAACAGTTTCTGCTGCATCATTTGATACTGACCACATCGATTACACTACAACTGCACCACATGGTTTCTTAGTTGGTGAAACGGTAGTGGTTGCTGGTGTTATCGACAGTGGACCCAGCAGTGCGTTTGACGGGTCATTCACGATCTTGTCTGACGGATTTACTGCTACTACATTCCGCGTTACTGCAGCTGATCCTACTGTGACTTATGTTTCTGGTGGTACTGCAACTGTAACAGGTTCAGCCAACTGGGGAACTGCAGCAGCAGGAACAACATTTGTTGATGGTGATGGAACAAATGTTCACGTAGAATCACTTGCTGGTGGTGCTGAAGGTACTGCGGTCGGTTCATCAGAACGTGTTATTGGTATGGAAATTTTTGCTAACAAACAAAACTTAACTGTAGACTTCTTGGTCTGCGGACAAGGTGATGCGGCAGTAGTTAATGCTGCAGTCACGATTGCTGAATCTCGCAAAGATTGTGTTGCAGTCTTCTCACCCTTATATGCTGACGTTGTCGGTAATGCTGGATCAGAAGTTACTGACATTTCAACATATGCCGCATCAGTTACGAATTCAACATACGCTGTTGCAGATTCTAACTGGAAATATGCATACGATCGTTACAATGACGTATATGTATATGTTCCTTGTGCTGCTGATGTTGCTGGTTGTATGGCACGAGTTGACAACAACTCTGCTCCTTGGTTCTCTCCTGCTGGTTATGAGTCTGGTCGAATCTTGAACTCAGTTCGGTTGGCATGGAATCCAGAACAAAGTGAAAGGGATACACTTTACAAGTTAGGTGTTAATCCAATCTTCTCACAGCCAGGTCGTGGAACAGTTCTTTTCGGTGATAAGACTTTCACTCAGAAGAAAACTGCTTTCAGTCGTATCAATGTTCGTCGTTTGTTTATCACAATCGAAGAAGTAATTGGTGATTCTGCTGGTGACATTTTGTTCGATCAGAACACGGGTGCTACTCGTTCTTCTTTCACTAACATTGTTAATTCTTATCTCCGTTCTGTTCAGGGCGGCCGAGGGATTACGCAGTTTAGGGTTATTTGTGACGATACGAACAATCCAGATTCTGTAGTTCAGTCTAATGAATTTGTTTGTGACATTTTTGTTCAACCAGTTAATACTATTAACTTCATCCAGATCAACTTTGTTTCTGTTGCTGGTGCAGCTGGTTTCGCTGAGATTGGTGGTTAATAGATAGCAATTAAGGAGAAATAAAAATGGCAACTACTACATTACAATCGTTGAAGTCAGCTATTGGTGTTGGCGCACGTTCGAATTTATTTAAAGTGACATATGACACGACAGCTTTTTCACCAATCGGCCTAGCAACACAGGCCGGATTTCTAACGAAAGCGGCCGCGTTACCTGCATCTACTTTAGGTATTATTGAAGTCCCGTTTCGGGGTCGCAGATTAAAAATTGCTGGAGATAGAACTTTTGCAGAATGGACAGCTACCGTAATAAGTGATCAAGGCTTTACGGTGCGAGCAGCTCTGGAAGATTTCCAAGAAAAGTTCAACACAACAGACTATAGTGACACGTTTTTGGGTGACCGAAGTTCGGACACAAGCACTGTTAAAATAGAACAACTCAACAACGCTGGAACCCCTATTCGAACATACAGTTTGCAAAATTGTTTCATTAGTGAAATTGGTGCGATAGATTTGTCCTACGACACAACTGACGCAATTGAGGAGTATACTGTGACTTGGGTCTATGAATATTTCACAACTAGTGATTACACATAAGGAGAACCATAATGTCATTAGATTTAAATACATTTAAAAATCAGCTTGGTGTTGCGGCTCGTCCTAATAACTTTTATGTTACAATGTCCGTGCCAAAACCGGCAGCCGGCTCAGTTGGTGCGGCACCCATAGCGGATATTAGATACTTAGCAAAAGCAACTACAATCCCAGCATTTACGATGGGTATTGTAGAAATTCCACACATTGGTGGCCGAAGACTTAAAGTTCCCGGCGACAGAATCTTCAATGAATGGCAGGTAACATTCATCGCTGATGAAACAATGGGTGTTCATAAGCTTATGGAACAGTGGACGAATTATATTAAAAGATATGATTTTAGCCAGGAAGATCTTACTGGTGGAAACGACGATAATAGTTATTACGGCACGGTTACTGTAACACATACTGACGTATCAGGTGCGGATTTGAGAAGTTATCAGTTAGATCAAGCTTTCCCTACTGAGGTTGCTCAGATGGATATGTCTTACGATAATTTTGATCAGATTGCTGAGTTTTCGGTTACGTTTCAATACTCGGGTATTACTACGAAAAACTTCTAGTTATATAGTAATTATTATGCGATATAAAAAAGGAGGATTTATCCTCCTTTTTTTTGTTTGTCTGTTTTGTAAGATTATAAATAAGGGATAGAATTAATTAAAATAGGATATTGAAATGGCGTTTACATTATTTGGATATAAAATTGGAAAGGAAGAACTAGAGTCTACGACTTTAAAATCTTTCGTTCCACCAACAGACGATGATGCTGCAATTGCAATTTCTGGCAGTGGAGTCTATGGTACCTATGTCGACTTAGAAGGTAAGGTCGGCAATGAATCAGAAACCATCCGCAAATATCGAGAAATGGCATCACAACCAGAGTGTGATATGGCTATCGATGATGTTGTCAATGAAACTATTGTGCACGCTGATGATGATTACCCCGTCCAAATCATTTTAGATAAAATTAAACAATCCGAATCATTCAAAAATAAAATTCGAGAAGAGTTTCGTCATGTAATGAAACTGATGGATTTTAATAATCTAGGGTATGATATTTTTCGACGTTGGTATGTGGATGGAAAGTTGTACTACCATATGGTTATTGATGAGAAATCTCCCAAGAAAGGATTAAAAGAACTTCGTTACATTGACCCACGTAAAATTCGTAAAGTAAAAGAGTTACCAAAGAATGCGAAAACGGTTGGTGTTTCTGATAGGTTGTATAATAAACCTGTAGAATATTTTTTGTATTCGGAAAAAGGTTTTGCAAAAGATGCCAACAATGGTTTAAAAATTGCGCCAGATTCTATCTGTTATGTACATTCAGGCATACACGACAAGACGGGTAGTAATATTGTATCACACTTACACAAAGCAATCAAGCCCCTAAATCAATTACGAATGCTTGAAGATGCAACTGTTATCTACAGAATTTCTCGTGCACCAGAACGTCGAATTTTTTACATTGATGTAGGTAATCTTCCCAAGATGAAGGCTGAACAATACTTGCGCGATGTAATGCAGAAGTATAAAAACAAGTTGGTGTATGATGCTCAAACCGGTGAGGTTAGAGATGATCGAAGATACCAAACTATGTTGGAAGATTTCTGGTTACCTCGTAGAGAAGGTGGTAGAGGTACGGAGATTACTACATTGCCTGGCGGACAGAACCTCGGTGAAATCGAAGATGTATTATATTTTCAAAAGAAATTATACAAATCTTTGAATGTCCCAATATCACGTTTGGAAGCTGACTCTGGATTTTCATTGGGTCGTGCTTCAGAAATTTCTAGAGACGAAATTAAATTCAGCAAATTTGTTGGACGATTGAGATTGAGATTTTCACACCTTTTTGATAAGGTATTAGAAACACATTTGTTATTAAAAGGTATCTGCACCAAAGCTGAGTGGAAAGCATTGAAAGAAGATATCTATTATGATTATATTTCAGATTCACACTTTATGGAAATGAAAGATTCTGAAGTGCTGAGGGAACGTGTTTCGATTCTTAATGATATTGATCCATATGTTGGAAAATATTTTTCTAAAGCTTATGTTAAAAAACATGTATTAAGACTTACTGAAGAAGATATGGATGAACTTGAAAAAGAGATTGATCAAGAAGAGTCTGAAGGTGAATATGATGATGAAGAAATGTCAACAACCAAACCAACGCCTTTTCAAGCAACGGTTACACCAACCCCACAAGAAGAATCTGTTGAGACGGATTTTGAAGAGTTCTACTTAAAAGAAACTGATGATCAAACACATCTTGCAAAATCGATGACTAAGTTTTTTGATAGTTTAGTGGAAGGAAATGAAAATGGCAAAGGCGAAAAATAAACCGGTTGCAATTACCGAAGCTTTGAATATAGCAACATCAATTGCATATACAAAGAAAGAAATTGACAAACTTGAAAATAAAATCTTTCAAGTTATTGAAGATGTACAACCAGTACGAATTTTTGGGCTTGATGGCAAACAAGGTCCTAAAGGAGAGAAGGGTGAACGAGGTTATATAGGACCTAAAGGTGAACAGGGCGAATCAGGTTCGGCCGGTCCAACGGGTCCTGTAGGTGATAAAGGAGATCGTGGTGAGAAAGGTGAACAAGGGCCGCAAGGCGAACAGGGCCCACAAGGCGAACAAGGTCTCAAAGGAGACGCTGGAGATATTGGACTTCGTGGAGAAGCGGGGATCCAAGGACCAAAAGGTGATGTCGGAGAGATTGGTCC